ACTTTTGCCGCATCTGGTCTTGGTGTTATCGGTGCAGGAACTATCGCTGGTGTTCCGGTACTCAAGGCTGTCTTCATGGCTGGAATTGCAGGGGTTGCAGTCGTAATTGAAGGTCTCTCACGCGCATTCCTTGAAGATGGAAAACTTTCAGGTTCTGAAATCAACGATGTATTCAACAAAGTTGACAAAAAGGCTCCAGTGAAAGCAAAGGAAAATGATGTTCGGTAGACACGAAAAGTCTGAGTGCCAATGTGCACATTGCGATTGTCAAACTTGGTGCGTGAACGATTGTCCTTGCGCCGAATTAATGGGTGCCAGCGCATGTACAAGTCAACACGATTAATTAAACTACTTCCAATCATACTTATTGCAGTTTCATCCTGCGGCTATGACGGCAAGTATCGTTATCCATGCCAAGACCCTGAAAACTGGGGCAAGACAGAATGTGAGCCCCCTGTATGCGAAGTAGATGGCGCTTGTACAGAAGCGTTGCTTGGATGGGATCCAACCGCAACAACCGTAGAAACAGTTTCAACAGAGGAGACAACCACCCCATGAATAAGCGTCTTACACCATTGGAATTAGATGCACGACTCAAGTTCATCATTGGATGCATGCTTGGATTCGTTCTTGTTATCACCACGATTGGTGTCCTGTGGGCTCTCGTATTTGTTACGCAACCTATTGGAGCCCAAGCAGAGAACGACAAAATGTTCTTCGGGGTTCTGTCGTCAGTCGCCACCTTTATTACTGGTACGCTTGCAGGGTTGATGATTTCAACAGGGAGAAATTCCGAAGACCACAACGGCAATGGAATCCCTGACGGCGAGGAATAACATGAGCGAAAATACATGGGGAAAATATAAAGGCGAAATAGTCGGAGTTCGTTTTGAAACTGACTCGTTTGATAGAAAAACTAACGAGCAGTATTCGGATGACCCGAGACTAGTTAAGGCTCCGTATTTCCCTCCTGCGGAAAAAGAGTTCATATCTGCACTTCAATCAATTGCTCGCAAGTACGGCAAGTTGGCAGACCGAGACGACAATGGCATTTGGGTTGGTTATGTTCCTAAAGCAAAAAATGACAACTACTCAATGGGTATCCGATGCGAAAATTGTGCACACTTTGAATCAGAAAATGTATGCAAAATTGCCAAAGTACCAATTGAGCCCGGCGGTTATTGCCGTTTGTCTGCGATTCCTTCGGAAAAAATAGTAAAACCGAAATAAAGCAATCATGAAAGTCTGGATTGACCAAGATTTATGTACTGGAGATGGTCTGTGCGCGGAGATAGCCCCAGATGTGTTTCACATGATGCCCGACGGTCTTGCGTATGTCAAAGAGGGCGACAAGATTTATGCGTCCGCTGTGGGGAACCCAGAAGGCGCGGCTGGTTTGGCTTCTTTCGCAGACGACCGTTTAGATGATGTGATTGAGTCTGCTGAAGAATGTCCGGGAGAATGCATATTTATTGAGCCGTAATTGATGGTAAAATATATATGGAGAAACAATCAGCCTTTTACCCGTAGGGGTGCGGAACTTGTTTTTTGTAGTTTAGATGATGTAACCTAATCATATGGTCGATATGGACGAAGTTATTCAATGGCACAACGACGGTCATATCGTCACTGTGCAACTAAACAAAAGTGCTTTGGAAATAGTTGAGATTGAGTGCCCAAATAGGGAGAGCGAAAAACCCGCTTGCTCCCATGATGACGTGCCTTGTGTTGTTGAATACTTTTTACAGATTTATGGTTTTGACTGCAATGTTGGTGTTGTTGCACCTAGTGGGAAAATGCAGTTCGCTTGGGCGTTCGTTGGTGACCCACATAAGGATTTAGGCTCGTGTCAAGTATGGGTCATACCAGCCGATGATGAGGCATTCGCCGCTTGGATGACTACACAATAAGAACGACCTAGTCGTCCTTGACCGTCTCAAAGCCAAGTGATTTACCGATTTCTAAATTAAGCGTCTGATAGTAGCCGTCCTTTTTCATGAGTACGCCTTTCCCTCCGCTCTTCTCGCAGGTTCGTGCTGAACGCTTTTCGTACTTATCAATAATTGAGACAAACTGTTTGCGGAGTTCAGGTTTGTGGGTTTCGCAATAAAATCGTAAAGTTCCAAACTTTTGCTTTATCTGAAAAATCTCATAGTTTTCGTCAAGTGTTGAAAGGTCGCTGTGACATTCTGTGATGATTTGAATCCAACCGTCCTCGCAACGGATTTCTTTTTCCCAACCCTTTTTGAAGTTACGGAAAATTACCTCTTTTAGAACTTCTGCTTTTACATGAAGAAACTCGGCTTCTTCCTGCTCGTCATCGTGTTGCCAATCCTGAGGAACTTGGAAAGCGAGACCGCGAAAGAATTTTTCAACCAATCTAAACATTTTTATATCTCCCTAATGATGGCTAGATGCTCATCATATATGAAAACAACCTAGTCGTTGTCCCCAACTTTTAGCCACTTATACATATTGCGCCAGTGAACCCATTGCCATAGTGCCCACATGGCGATAAAGCCGGGTTTATTGAAGACGATTGCGTAAATGAACCAAGGGAAAGAATGCAAGGCGACAATTAGGTGTCCATACCATTTCTTATTACCCACGAGATAACTACCAGACACCCCTATGAGTTCCATACCGAATAGGAGCCAAGTCCAAGTTGATTCGCTCATGGTGATATCACACTATCTGAAGACATAGCACTTGAAATGGTCCTTATTAGCCTGCGCAAATCGGGGTGATATCGCACATTATTTAGATTTATACGATATTCATAGCGTCCTTTGACTTTTGTCCTTGCTATTAACTTGTTCTTAGTCAATAGGGATAAGGACTTTATGACCGCAGTGCTTGACACCCCCAATGTTGTGGATAATTCACGAACCGTCAGACCCGGTGTCTCAATTAAGTACACAAGTATCCGACCTGATGGCGTCAAAAGGTTGACATTGCTTTTCGGGGTGTAGGCGATGATGTTTTGCTCGTCTAGTTCTTCAAGTATTAATTCAACGAGTTGTTTAGCAGGGAGATTCTTGGTTTGAGCATCTTTGACAATTTTTTCTAGCGGTCCGCGTATTGCGTGGTCGCGTCTATTGTCGTGTGCAGATGCCATATGCGTAACGATAGCACGGTGATATCACTGACTTTTTTCAAGAATTGTGACAAATAAATTATTGCTTTACTTTTGTATTTGTTATTTGCCAATGCAAGTGCTTGACACAACAAAAAATACACACAAATATGTCATACTATGAAAGACAGGAGAAACCATGGCTAGTCAAGAGAAGTCCAAAAGCAATCTGCTCGGCACACTCGCACAACTTTCACAAACCGTAAGCGCCCCATGCCCAATAGGGAAAATTCACAAGCAGTTGGAAGAGGATACGCAAGTAGCACTCATCAACGCCCTTCAATCACCAGCATCAAACTCTGCGATTCATCGCGCACTAATTGATGAAGGTTTCTCAATCTCACGAATGACAATCAATCAGAAACGCAAATGTTTCCGCGAAGGCGGAGATGGTGATTGTGCGTGTTTTCCAAACAACCTCGGAGGCTCTAAATGAGCAAACTAAAAACAACACTCACAGATATCGCTCTAGATGCTGATGGTCACCCAAACGGGGACAAAGCATGGGCAACGGTTTCACCTGACGGTGGAGAGTTATCCACAGGGGCAATGCCAACAGAACTAGGAACAGACTGGGATGCAGTACTCCGAGGATTTGGTTTAGATCCTGACATCTTTGAGATAGTTGACGATACGGTCAGAATGTCCAAATGGCAGTCATCCAAAAGGCTTGAAAACGGTGACCGTGACTTGATATGGCTTTATTCCTACAAAGCCCGCTTCAAACGCAAGAATCTCACCGCTTTGCCAGACAAAGAAATAGACGACATTCGGACATATGTTCAGAAATGGAAGTCGGTAGCCAAAACCACAGCACCGATATCATCAGAAAAAGGTTCAACTCTTGTGGTTTGTTGGGCAGACCAGCAGTTAGGCAAATCCGCTGGTGGGGGAACCGATGCGACTGTTGCGCGAATCATAGATAGTTATCAAGCAACGATTCAGCGGGTCAAAGACCTACGCAAAATCGGGCGAAACATAGAGAAGATTGCGATAGTCAATATGGGTGACCCTGTTGAAGGATGTGACGGTAACTATGCGAGCCAACTATTCACTGTTGAACTCACACAACGCCAACAACTCCTTTTGGCTATTGACCTTTGGGCGCAAGGAATTCGACAGTTATCACCCCTTGCTGAGGAGGCAGAGTTCATAAGTGTTCTTTGTAACCACGGCGAATGGATGCGTAGAGGCGGGAAAGCCATAACAAGTGACTCTGACAACGCAGGCGGTTTCCTTACTGATGCTGTCAAGCGGGTATTAGACGGCAGACCAGAAACAGATAAACTTAAATGGAATATTCCTCACGACGAGATGATTACCACTTCAGTCCTGTCGGGAATCAAAGTAGCGTTCACTCACGGACACAAAATCAGTGGTAAAGAAGTTGAATGGTTGCGCGGACAATCTATTAAGATTCTTCGTGAAGAAGGTCGCGAGCCTGATATTTGGGTAACCGCCCATAAACATCACCTCCAAGTTCAAGACTTCGGACCTTGGTATCGCTTCCAATGCCCATCTAATGACGGTGGCTCCAAATGGTACACAGACATGAGTGGCAACTGGTCAACACCCGGCACACTCACATTCCTTGTAGGAAACCACGACCCTAAGGGTTGGTCAGACATGGCAGTGCTGTGAAAACAGATAAATCCAACCAGACACGGGAAGACATAGAGGCATATCTTCAAGATATTGACCAAACCGTCCTACTTGCAGACGGATTTGACGAAGCGTTCATCGGAGTGTCTCAACGCATCAACGAACCGCTATTGGCGGTCTACTCCTATCCCCAAATGGTAGAGACGCTTGTGTTTCGTGACGAGATGACCTACGAAGAAGCCGAAGAATACCTTGAATACAACGTCATTGGGGCATGGGTAGGGGAACAAACCCCACTTATCGTGCGCCCGATGCACCAACAATCCTTCCCTGCACAAACGACGCACAGTTCAACCCACGATTAACAAAGGTCGCGAATACCTATGACAACAATAGTAGGACTACAAGGAGACGGATACTGCCTAATAGCAGGAGACACAAGAATCGCCTCTATAGACAGTGACGGTGTTGCGTATCAGATAAACACCCTAAAAGCCGAAACCTCCAAGATAGCAGTAAACGGCAAATACCTCATAGGGACAGCAGGAGACCTCAGAGCCATAAACCTCTTGACGCACACTTTGACACCGCCTATCTGTCCACCCAACCTTAAAGGTAAGAAACTAGACGAATTCGTCACAAACAAACTCATACCTGCCATTAGACAGATGTTCGAACAAAACGGCTACACGACAAACGAACAAAACAACAACAGTAATAAAGCCGAGCACGGCTCAGAACTCCTAGTAGCAATCAACCAAACTATCTATCTCATAGACGGTGACTACTCATGGTTCACAGACGCCTCAGGAATCTATGCAATAGGTACGGGAGCACCCTATGCGTTAGGAGCATTACACAATATGCCTGAACACAAAAACGCTTCCATAGCCAAGAAGCACGGCATCAAAGCACTCGCTACAGCAAGTAAATACGACCCCAACACAGGTAGCCCGTACCACACGCATATCCAACAGATACAACAAAAACCCGCCCCTACAAAATGAAACAACAAAACCACAACAATATGGACGATACACAAGCAAAACGCTGGCAAACAGCAGCCGCCTGCCGAGGAAAAACACATCTCATGTTCCCTCAACACCATAAGGACATTACATACATCCTTCAGGCAAGAGACATATGCGCACACTGCACCGTACGACCACAGTGTCTCAAGGAAGCCTTGGAGTATCACCCGATTGACATGCACGGAGTATGGGCAGGGCTTACAAGCAGGCAGTTAGCCGCAGAACAAAAGCGCCAAGGCATCAAACCGATTAGACCATCAATCAGCCAAATGTGGGACTTAAATTAAACACACCCCGCAGGTGTCACAAAAGGTAGAACCCAATACCTCAACAGGCTTCTTATCACAGACCGCTAAACCGCAAGGTTCAAGCCTCCGCTCACCCCGAAGATACGCCACAACACCTGACAAAGGTTCAACAGGGTCAGAGACTTCCAAGAGAGCCTGACCCTCAGCATCACGAACGCCGTTAATGAGTAGGAAGTTCACGAGGCGCTGAAGCGACAACTCACGCAACACAGCCAAATCAACTAACTGATTCTTCAGCCAACCCGGCACAGGAACGGTTATATATACCGTGTCCTCATCACGAGCACGCCTAGGCTCAAACCCCATCAGCACCACCTGCATCACGATTGATGAGTAATGACACCTACTCAGACAGGGATAAGTCAAAAGCATCAGCCTGATCAACCATCAAATTCTTGATGTTCGCGTCTATTTTTAGCGTGATGGTTGTTTTTGTATTTGCTGTGGCTCGGGTTGGGGGTCGTCCGTGTCGTTTTTTCATTTGCGGTTGTCTCCGTCTGGTGGGCGTTTGGCATTTTTCCGCGCCATGAAGAGTCCTATCAGGATGCCGTGTGTGATGCCGATTATTATTCCGTGTATATATTGGGTCATATGTTACTGCCTTGTTATATGTTGATTGTAGGTTTCGGTGAAGTGCGTTCTGTCTGCGCCTGTGGATAAGTTGAGTCCGACTATCCGTATCACTTGTTGTAGTTTTACAGGAATGACGGTGTCGGGTTGTGCGGTGCCTGAGTTGACGGTGTCTCGTATGTGGCAGTAGAGGTTCCATGCCTGTGTGGCGGTCGGTTGCGCATCTTGTTGGGTTTGTTGCCAGTGTTCCCACACAGTGCCAGGGGTAGGCATGAACCGTTCTGTTTTGTTTAGTTTCACGAGAATCGCTTCTAGTTGGTTGTACGGGCTCTCCTGTAGAACGAGCCACCAAGCCTTATAGATAGTTTTGTGCAGGTCAAGGTTCGCAGGCATCTCTTTGCTCCACATTGCGTGGACAAGTTGGACGAGGTCTTTGCATTCGTCTTTAGTCATCTTCGTTTACCCACTCCTTTGCAGGGTCGCGCTTATCAGCACGCTGTATAAAGTCTTCTGTCTTTTCGGCGTTGCGAAATATCAAACCTATACTGTTATATTTGACTTGCTGGTTGTTCACGCCCATATGGAACGGTGAAGACGCGCACCCATCTATCGCCTGCTTACAGCCCTCTATACCGTAGTCATAGATTGCTGACCCGATAACGGTCTTGCGGTTGTTGTCTAGGACGGCACGCTTAGATTGCATCACGGTCAACCAGTATTCCCAAACTATTGAGATTGCATCGTCGGAAACGGTTTTGGCTTTCTGCGACTGCGTCTGCTTCTGTTTGCGTGGGCGAGAAGTTTTGTTTACGCCACCGTCTTCGTTGGGGAGAGTGTCGGTCATCTCACGAAGTTTACACGATTAAAAGTAAAAGTCAAACTGTTTTACCGGACCGGTCCTAGTTATATTACGTCTAGATTGTATTTACGTTGGAATAAATAGATAGTATCAACGTAATAAGTTAAGTTAAAACAAAGAACTCTGAGTGAATAACTTTGGAGAGTCCGAGAACCTTTACCAAATCAAAAAAGATGCGCGAGCAGCCTAATCAGGATCCGTCGTTTGGGTCAAACGCAGACTAGAAATTGAATTGGAGATGATCATCAAGGTTGTTTCCGCCACCGTCACACTTGTGGTGTGCTGTACGACCCGCTTACTATTTTTTTCTGCGTAGTCCCGTTGGCTGGATATACAAGATAACAGACGTTCGTCACCCGAACTACACGTATTGGCAAGAAAAATTAAACTAACGTCATATATTTTTTCGGCAGTCCCGCGGGGTGGTCACAATGTACCCACATTGTGTGCACATGGGGGGGGCGGGTCGCGAAGCGGGGCTATCCTTATTTGTCGGGGATAATTACAGCGGGGCTGTATCACCTGTGATACTGTGACAATCGTGACGGGGCTATGAAGACCCCCCTCTGAAAGGCTCGTCGCTTGTAGATTGCGGGACTACCGACTCATCTGTCGGGTTGGGTTGGTAGTTCCCGCTTCTATTTAACTAGAACTAGTTTAGGTTTTTGGTAGGTCGGATGATTGCGCATCGAGCGCGTGAGGTCGTTGTTTCCGCCACCGTTCAGTTTGTATAACTTTTCTGCGGGTTTCTGTTTGGTTGGTTTTGTTGACGGTTTGTTAGTGTCCGCCATCTTCGCCTTCTTCTTCATCTGTGCAATCCAATAGGATTTCAAATGCTTCTGACCGTCTGAGTATCGCGTCGCTGGTCATGACCGGCCAGTCTTTGACAGGTGATGCGAATCCTTCAAAGTGTTCTTGGAGTGCTTCTTCGTTTCCGCATTGGGAACACACTTCAATTGGTTTGTGTGCGTCTTGCCCGCGGGTCAGTCGGGAGATTGCCCCCATGTACTGTCCGTGATGTTCGTTAGAGGGGATGAGTCCTTCGCATCGTGGACAGATGTTCATGTCAATCTGCTTTGCGTGGATTTGGTTCCATGGTTTCATGATGGTTTTCCTTTTGTTTAGTTTAACTGTTTGTTGGTCGGGGGGTTTTGTCTAAAAGTTTGATTTTTTATTGGGTTTCGATTGTCCGTCGTAACCGCGCTGTGTATATATCTTACAGTAATAGCAGTATAGATGCAAGTCTTTTACCGTTGGGGTTTATATACGCCACCGTTCAACTTGTACAGGTTGTTGTACAAGTTGGTTTTCTACTTAACCTGCTTGAATACCCAGTATCCGCGCTCTTGGTCTGACGCGATACCCGTAATCCAACATTGACGGTTTTCTGAACCTGTGACGCTGTTGGGGTCATCTTTGACAAGTACGCGAACTTTGTTCACTGCTTCTTGTATCGCGTCTGCTTCGCTCTCGCTTTCTACATCTGTGGTGACCATGACGGTAACGCGATAAGTATTAGACACTTTTCTGCTCCTCTATATATTCGTTTACTGCTTTGAGACCAATGTTGAGAAGGAGGGTCATGGGGAGGAACGCTGCCGAACCCCTGCCGTACTGTTCCCCGTTTCTTTCAATGGACTCCTCAACCATAGATTGGAAGAGTTCACCATTGAATGCCACACATACTTCGTTGTCAGGTAGTCCAAAAACTATTGGTTCTAATTCGTCGGTATCTCTGAACGCCGATGCGGGTGCGGTAATGAAAGTTACCTGTGTTCCGTCGTCGTGTTTCAACTTCATGAGAATATCGTTGTCATCTTCTGTAAATTCGCTCATTTTTCTATCTTTCTGATGGCTATATACGCCACCGTTCAATTTGTATAACTTTTATACAGCCACTTTGTTTAGAAGTGGTAGTCCACGATTACAATCCACTGCTCTTCAGGGTTGCTTTCGCATCTTTCGGTCAGGTACTTGGGGTTGGGTGTGAGTTCTACCGCGTCATAGAACATTGTTTCCGACCCATATTCGCTGTTGAGTACCTTTAGTGCTCGCCCAATCCTAAAGACTGCAAGACTGTCTGTGAGACGCTTGTCCTTTTGTTCTTGGGTCAGTTCGGGTGATGGTTGTCCCTCGTATCCTGCAAAGTCGTATTGCGGGTTGGTTAGGAGTTCTTTTAGTGAAACCTCGCCGTATTGCTTTACGACCTCGCCTACGCATTCGTTTGTCCACTTGCACGCCTGCTCAACTAACTCAGTGAAACCCGTTGGGTCTTCCTTGTAGTTGGTTATCGCTTTCTTGTCCGTGTAGTGAGAGTCGTCTGTGACTGACATCCAATCCGACCACTCTTGTGACTCTGCAAATGTCAGTGCTCTGCTCTCTGCGTCTGCCTTGTCCATTGCTTGTACTGCTATGCGATGATATGTATGCATTTTATTCTCCTTAGAATTGTCGTGAGTTCACAGGGTTGCCCTGATTGAATGTGAGTGCCGAATAACCATCTTCTGATGGTATGTGGAAACCGTCTATGTTGTAATACCAACCGTCTAGGTCTCCTACAACTATCTGTGTGCTTTCATCAAGACCCTCTAGTGCCTCGATTAGTTGTCCAACGGTAAGAATGCCGTCTGATGTTTGGTTGTATTCGTATGTGTCTTGCATTAGATTTTCCTCCCAAGAATGTCGCTTGTGTAGTTTCGGATACCTGAACTGACCTCTTCAGAAAAAACATTCCACAGGTAATCAGATGACAGGATGTACTGACCCAATTCCTCAAACTGTTCGTCCGTGAAATCTTTTGCCAATAAGTACTCGTCGCTTGTATATCCCATGTCAATGCGTTCACGAACCTCGTCACGCAATGACCGACCACTGAACGCCATTGTGTTGCTGTAGGTCAGTTCGTTGTTGGTGAACTTCTCTACTTTTGTGCCGTACTTGTCGCCAAGTTCTATTGCGTCGTTGTCGTTACCGCCCTCTTCCCATTCCTGTAAGAGTGCTTTTCCTTGTTCGTCAAGTTTCGAGACATCAACGATTACGCTGTTTGTCACATTTATGACTGTTCCGTCAAGGATGTTGATTATCAACTTATCCATTTTCTAATTCCATTTCTAGTAGGTGTAATTATTGTATAGGTAACAAAAATGTTTTGCAACCTGAAGCGGTTGGGTTATTACACCCGAACCGCCCTACTAAGGATTTCTGCCTCAATCTGCTTCACAGGACGAGGACTCCAATGACAGTCACGCTCTACCGCAGGGACACCGCCAAAGACGGTCACCGTTTCTAATTCGCTGTACGAGAAGTACCCGTACTCCATCTCGAACCCGTCCACGAGACCCCAAAAAGTATCTACGCCGTCAAACTCCACTGCGTACCAAGTCCAACTTGAGTACGGACTAAAGAACTTGACCCGTGCGATGGTTTCCTCTTCAGGATTGTGTTCGCTGTTGTATAGAGGTGGAAGTTTGTTCGCCAACTCTTTAGTGAGTAGTTGGTGTTTTCTTTTTGCTTTTTGTGTTTCCATTATTTTTCTCCTTTTGGAATATCGAATGCGTTGGTTTGACCGTTGCAGTCATGACCGTAAAACCATTCGTTTGCTTCGTCCTCATCCAAGAGGTTATAAACCCTTGCACACTCTCCGCATTTCGCTTTGGTTTGTATGTTCATTATTTCGCTCCCTCGTAATCAACTACGACCATTGTTTCTTTGATGAATGTCGCCCACGCCGTAGTGAAATCTTCGTCGTATTTTACGAACCCAACAACTTCGCCCTGAGGGTCACGCTCAAGAACATGAATAAGTTGCGCCATGCGTGCTGTCGCTTGGGAGAGAAGTTCATATTTTTCTTCCCACACATTCGCTACATAGTCGCCCCAAATCAAAACGAACTCATTGAACATTTCGCTTTCGGGTTCGGTCTCAATGATGTAAATCTCTGCTGAGTCTGCACTCAACTCAAATAAAACATTTGAGTTCTTGTAGTCCTCTTTTAGTTGCTCTTTCATTTTTTCTCCTTGTTTAGTTAGGTTTAGTTGGGGTTGCCCCTCCCCATAGATATTAGAGGAGGGGTGTTACAGGGTTACTAGAACGCTTGCTCTAACTGTCCTTGCATCAAATCCATGATGGTTTCCACATTTTCGTACATTTCGTCAAAGTCTTCGTCGGTCTCGCAATTCGCATTTGGGTACTCTCCCTCTACGCTGTTGAGAAGTTCGCCGTCTCGTACTGCTACGCCACCCATGAACCCCATACCGCCCTCTTCGTAGGTGAGGAGGAAGTCTGTGGTCGGGAACTGCCGAGAGATATGAATGACACCCTGAACGATTGGTGACCACGCTGTCATGAACGCAAGTTCTAGGTGACCGTCGCTGTCTAGGTTGATTACGCCGTCAAAGTCTGACCACTTAGAACCGTAGTTCGCACAGTTCCAATCGTACCAATCCTTGTAACCGAACTTTGCGATATTCGCTTTGTTCTGTTCTTCCATCTTTTGTTGCTTTTCGCTTTCACCAAAAGAACCTTTTGATGTGTTCCGTAGTTCTTCGGGGGTCGGGAGAAGATTGTCAAGAATATGGAACTGTTCATAATCTTTCATCTCGCCTTTTGTGATTGCGTCACGAAAACGCTTTACTTCGCTTATCTCTCCTGAGACTCGCAGTTTGTTAGTGCAATAGTTTGGCATTTCTGCTCCTTGTTTAGTTAGGTTTAGTTTGGGGTTTCCCCTCCCCCACATAGTAGAGGAGGGGTGTAACAGGGTTGCTTAGATGTCTTCTCCGCATGATGGACATCCACCGACCGCATAAAGTTCCTTGCAGTCGTAACAACCGTTGGGGTGTTGCTCGTTCCAATCATCTTCGTCTTCTTCGTAGTCCACATCTACAGAGAACCATGACATGACCGTCCGAAGAAGATTGTCGTAGTCGCCTGAAGTTGCTTGCTCACGGAACGCTTCCACTTGGTCACTGAGACCGTTTCGCTTTAGTGCTCGTGTGCAACGACCGAGGATAGAGAATGCGTTGCCGTCTTCTCCAACCAACTCAATGTTGATGTTTGGGTATTTGGGATTGTCTAGTTGTAACATTTGGACTCCTTGTTTAGTAGGTTTATTTGCTTACCCCATCATTATTGCAGAGGGGTGTTACACAGTTATTTTTAGTAGGGATAATTGTTTCGCTACAAATAAATATACAGACTCGAAAATGTTTTGTCAAGTCTTTCGTAAAACTTTTTCGGATAAATCTAAACGACCTCGCTTTCTCGGTCACCCCAAACTTTTATATCCGCCACCGTTCGGTTTGGGGAATAACAACTGATGCAAATAACAATCGATGCAAACTAGACAGCCCCGCCGTATGGTCGGTTTCTCCGATAGCCCCGCCCCCCTCGCGCACAGCGCGGGACTAGTGTCGGCGAACACCTGTTCGGTCTACTAATGTCGGGACTATGAGAACTTCCCGAACAGACAGATGGCAATTTCGTTTTGACGCCTTGCGCCAATACACCAACAGGACGGGAACTTCGCTCGTCCCCGCAACACAAGTTGAACTTTATGACGGCAAGAATGTCGCTATCGGTTCGTGGGTCGCAAACAACCGCCAACATTACCGAACAGGTGTTCTACCTTTGGAGAGACAACAAATGTTAGAGACGCTGACGGGTTGGACTTGGAGCAAACAGAAACCTGGCAGGCGATACGACACCAACCGTGATACTCAAATCGTGAAACTACACAAGGACGGAGTTCGTATCGGGCTTATCGCCATAGAGTTCAATCTTTCTCGTCAGCGAGTTCACCAAATCCTCAAACGAAAGTCATCACCGAATGTCCAATAACGAAAGTTACAAGAGGAATGACGCTTGGAAAAAGTTGAACGATTGGTCGCACAATGTAAATGATGACGACCTGAACGAACTGTTCAACGAGTACGAAGATGAGGACGACAGTTTGCTGTTGGATTTAGACGAGGAGACAAGTTTGTTGGTTTCGTTTTTTAGGTTTATCTTCGGTTTCCTGATTGTGTTCGGTTTGTTCTCGGTCGCTCTGTGGCAATTCATCTCAACAGTGATAGGCATAAGCGAATTCACTTTCTTCAAGGCGTTCATTGCGTCGGTGTGCGTTGGTGTTATCCGATACACGGACGCAGGCATCATGAAACAGATGAACCGCTAAACACAAAGGGCGCACCCTTGCGAGTGCGCCCCATGCGGAGAAACAGAAAGGTGAAAGGAGAAGTCCTTTCTATCTCTCTAGCGAACAGAATAACATACTGTTATATGTCATTCTGAAGCAGGTCGGGTTTTACCCCAACCGCTTTCCGTTGAGTTTCAGATATGTGTTCTGCCAACATCTCGGATACCACTTAGTTGGTTTCTTTCCAAGTGAAAGTTGCTTCAACAACTTCACACCGTCACCAACATTGAGTGCCATAAATACCCTGTGCTTCAAGACTTCTTTTATGCAGTCCATTGCGAGAATGTCATGATACCCACCGTACGAACCGCTATTTCCAAGTCCGTGAACCTGACCGTCGGTAACCCACACGATAGGAGTTGATGAACGCTTGCGTTGCTTGATTGCCCAACGGATTGCTTCTCCGTCCACGCCGTTCCCACCATTACGGGTAGGAAGTTTGTCCACCATCTTTCCATCTTTCGCAAGTATCAGAAGGTTTGGTTTCACATTGTCCCTGTCTGCTGAATACACCGCAACAATGCAACCTGGAGACGCAACAGTGAGGTCAAGAATGTCCTTGTTAGAGAATGACATTGAACCTGAACCGTCAATGAGGACGATACCGCCGTTACCTTTCTTGTAACGGTCGAACACTCGCTTCTCAGGGTCTGCTAATGCGTTACCAATTCTACGAGGATTGCGTCCCATGTTGCTTGCAACACGCTTGCGACCAAGACCGCCGTGTGCTTTGCGAGTGAGAGGAAGTGTCTCAATGATGAGTTTCCCCCAAGAAGGTACTGCACCACTTCCACGCTGTGATGGTTCAGTTGGTTTTACTTTCTTCGGGTCTGCTTTTGGTGCTTGCGGTTTGTTCGTTGCGCCTTGACCGTTGTCGCCGTCTTTACCTTCTGCTTGCTTCTTGTTCTCGCCGTCTTTGCTCTGTTCGCCCTCTTGCTCGTCTTGCTCGTCCTCATCTTTTTGAGGTGGGTTTGCCAAACGGTCTACCCATTCTGCAATTCGTTCAGTGTGTGCGAAACCCATTGGTGCGAGACCGTTGCGTGGGTCTACTTCTGTTGAACCAAGTGTTCCCGTCTTGAACGCTTTGAGAAACTCTTTCTCCACTGCTTTCACAATGTCGCCCAAAGTTTTACCCCACGCACGATTGACACGCCGTACACCTGTGAGGAAATCTTTTCCACCACCACAAACCGAATAACCAACTGCTGTATAGACCGCACTCGCCCAATCGTTTTGCTCTGCGAGACGCATACCTGTTGTGAGTTCACTTCCGTCCGCTAACAGAGTTACATCGAACCCTGCTTTCTTGATAAGAAAGTTCACACGAACTTCCTCAACGACGGTCAGTGCATTCACTGTTGCGATATTGCGTTCAATCCATTTGTTGAAATCGTCCGCAGGTGAGAACCTTGCGTGTGCCATTTCATGCGCACGAATTACACGGTCTACTTGTTCGTCACCAACAGGAACAACCATGTGCTTCGTAACAACATTGGTCATTGGTTTGCCACGAACAGGTGCGCAAGTTTCTACTTGCCATGCGCCTGCTTCTTTGTCTTTGCGACCCAACATTTCGGGGAGTGGTCTAATTTCTACTTTTTGCATATTTCCAACTTTCATTTTCTAGGTTTAGGTCTCTTGCTTAGGGAGACTTGCTTACACCCCCACCTTACGGCAGGGGTGTAACAGGGTTTCTTTAGACCGCAACCTTGTTGATTGCGATTGCGTCTATGACTGATTGTGCCTGCGTTCCGAACACCAATCGTGCGCTCTCTGCGTCACCAAGTGACTTACGCAGATGGTCAAACGCATAGAAGGTGCGGAGTGAAATCCTGCGCTCGCCTGCGTCTGCCATACGAACCGCATACTCACGCAAGTCTGCTGACAACTTGATAAGTGCGTCAGGGTGAGGTTGGTTGATACGGATTGCTACAGGGAAACGGTCTTTCAACGCTTCGGGTAGTTCTTCCATTGTCTCAATGTTGGTGGTCATCACCACAGAGAAACCGTCTTTTGGTGTGAACACACGACCGTTTTCAGGACTTTCCCACTTTGCACTTTCAGGTGAGTCAGTGAATGCGAGGAGTGTTGCGAACACATCTGCGCCTGCTTTGTCAATCTCGTCTACAACGAGACGACCGCCACGCAAACCGTCACCCTTCCATGCTTGTACTGCTTTACCGTCTGTCCAAGACCAACCGCCTTCGCCGTTCATCTTGTAGTGACCCTCAACTTGCGCATTGGACATATCCTCTGTGCAAATCAAACGGAACGCTCCTGCGGTGGTGTCACCGTAGTTGAGACCTGCGAAAGTCTTTCCTGTTCCTGGGGGTCCGAATAAAATAATTCGGTCAATCCCTGCGTTGAGTGCGTTCTCAACATCTTTCCAACATTGCGGAAGGTCTTGACGAACCTGCCTGTCTGCTACTTGCTGTTCCATTATGGTTTCCGTTTCTCCGAACTCTGTTCGGTTTAGTTATTTCTATTTGGGTTAGACACACACTCGCTGAATGTGTGACTTGATTACACCCCCCACAGTACATGGGGGGTGTTACAAGGTTTGGGTTACGCCACCTGTGCTTCTGCGTTGGTGACTTTTTCCGTCTTTGCGCCTTTGAGTTCCGTTACACGGATTTGCTCGTATGCGGTAATTGTGGTTACTGCTGTTGCGACATCTGCCTTGATGACGCCAACTTCTACTGCGGACTTGAACTTCTTTCCGTCCACTGCTGATTTGGTGACTGTCTTGAACACCTTGTCTGATACAAGGTCTTTCAGGATTTCAACGCTGTATGAAGGACGCTCGCCCTTGACGACCGCTACTTTCACGCCGTCTACGACTGCGAATTCGACGCCTTCTTTTGCGAGTTCCAACTTGAAACTTGCTTCTGCCTGTGCGAGTTCTTGTTCTGCGATTGCGAGTGCTTCACGCTTTGCAAGGACTGCCTTTGCTGTTGATGTTGTTTGTGCCATTTGATTTTCTACTTTCGTTAGGTTTAGTTGGTTTATTTGTTTTGTTACCACCACTGTATATCAGGGGTGTTACACGGTTCTTTTTACTTGTTCCCCGTGTTGATTACCACTATACGGTAGGGGTGTTACACGGTTCTTTGTACTGACTTTCTATCTCTGATAGAGAGTCTAGTACCCGACCTTTCGGTTTGTCAAGTATTATTTTAGAAATCTTGCAATTCCTTCATCTGTAAGGTCATCACCAATCTGACGCTGTGCATCAAGGTCGTTCAGGTACTCGCTAACCACCTCGCAAATATCGTGACACTCGTGATGTATCGCCTCATGACGCTCACGCTCCCCTATGTCCTCTAGAGGGTTGTCTGAGACCCTTGCAGACCTGAACGCCTGTGCGAACAATGCCTGCTCAATACGCTCTAATTGCGCCTCTGTGAATGTGGGTGACTTGCTCATCTCTTTCTCCTTTATTGTTGGGTGTGCCTCTAATACGCACCAACCTCGACAATGTGTGACATACCGTATTGTAGATATTTATCCACACCCCCCTGTGGATAACTCTTGTTGAGGTTTGTATACGCCACCGTTCAGTTTGGGCAATCGGTTTCGGCTTCGCCGGGTTCGGCGTCGTCGATTTTCCTGCGCCTGCGCCCCACAGCCCCGCATGCCCAATGCATGCCCCATAGCCCCGTTACCTCAATCCGCCGTGCGGGACTGAGATAAAAAGAAAACCCGCAGAAGATTGTTGGTCTCCTGCGGGTTGGTTCTTTGTAGTTTATTTGACGAGTTGGAAACGGTCGCCTTCTTCGGTAATCATTCCGAGAGTGCTTCCGTTGTCCCACTTGATGTGGACTGTGCCAAAGTCATCAACGGTTCTGACTACGCCTTCATCGCCGTGTTGCAGTTTCGTGAATGGGTCTGATGACCGCAAAAAACGAACACGCTTTCCGATGAGTTCTTTTTTCTTGGTTGCTGTATCCATGCTTTCCTTTCTGATAGTGAAGCGTGAGGTGTCTAGTAGAGACCAAACGCCGTGCCTGTCTTGTCTAGTCCAAACAACGCACCTGCGTCGTTTCCTTCTGTGTCCGTCGAGGGATACAAAATTGTTCCGCTAGATAAAACTAAACAACTTGGGATTTCGTTTTTACGCCAACCCTCGTTATTCATTTCCTCTTTTGTCATTGGACGGATATCAACGATTGTTGCGCCAATAATGCTTGTGTCTATTGCTGTAGTCATCACTTACCTTTCTTTGTAGTTTATGTGAAGCGTCTCGTGGGTTACACGGACGCTTTTAGTGGTGATTTGATGTCTGCTAGTTCACGCTCTAGTTCTGCGCCTTCACAGTTGTCAAGAAGGTCATAGAGGTCACCAACCCACTTCGCAACGCTCTCAGGTACAGGTGTCGTGTTGAAGTATTTGTCATACTTACTGATGACGCTTTCTACTTCGCTTACTAATCCTGCGCCCTCAACATTGTTGGTGATGTCAAGAACTTCGGTGATGAAACCGATATATGTTTGCTTTGTCATTTCTATTTCCTTTTGTCTAGGTTTATACGGTTACCGTACCAAAGCGGTGTGACAGGGTTACCCCTGCCACTTGAAGTTACGACACGCCTTCTTGTCGTTCTTCTTTCGCTTGTCTGTTATGCGCATCGCTTTCAGGATATTCCTGTCTGCGAACGCCTGACGGTCTTCTTCCGACCACGCTACTTTTGTTCTCATTAGAACCTTCTCCTGTTCTTTGTCCACTCGTGACAACTATGTTTTGCTTGTTCATTGACTTGCTCTTGGTTCATTGTCGCTGTAATCAACGGACGGTATCCGCAACGACACGCAACGCCGAGATACTCGGTGACACCTTGTTCTAGTTGGTATGCGTGAACGGTGGTGTTGCCGTGTGACCGTTCATTCAGATAAACCGTGATGAACACTTCGCAGTTTGCACAACCGATGACCTTGACATCGTTGCCCTCTGTTGGTGCTTGCTTCGTGTAGAAGTCAAACTTGAAGTGATTACAGGTTTCGCACTTGTCATCAAGTTTGCGAACTCGTGCTACTTCTGCCTTCCCCTCTGTGACAACTTGCCATTCAGTAGGGAGTATTCCCTTCTTTTTTGCTTGTGTCAAAACATGGTCTCTAACGAGCCACTCTGCGTAAGGCTTGGTTACCTTCGTAACTTTTGTTTTTTTGTTCTTAGCCATTTCTATTTCTCCTTGTTAGTTTTATTTGTTTAGGTTTATCTAAATCGCTAAGTATCAAGTTACAGGAAGGGTGTTACATAGTCAACCTTATTAGTTATATTTTTTGAGATATTTTTTTTGAAATCTTCGGGTCGGAAATCCCAACACTTGCCCACACCCTGTGAATAAACCTGTGGATAACTTTCATTGAGGTTTATATGCGCTACCGTTCAGTTTGGGGAATTGGTTGGTCGTCTCGGTTGGTGGTCGGTGGTCGGCGCATCAGAAGACCCCCGTTTGCGCCCGTAGCCCCGCATCTTTAGCCCCCGCCCTATAGCCCCGCGCCACATCTTGGGTGGCGGGACTGCCATTTTCCCGCATCACAATACGGGTTGGGTCGGCTCGATATTTGGCTCGATGTTGGTACGCTTCAGGGATGCCATTCCCATTCCGCCCTCGCAAAGATTCTCACAATTTACAGATACCTGAGATGATTGACGCCATCGCTCAAACTGAGCCCGACCTATTTGGCGAAGGCAACGCTGTGCTCATGCCCGTCACTCACTCCCCACGCCTCACGCTTGCAGACGACATGCAACCTCGCATTGAGACGCTCACCTACCCCCATAAGCACAAATAGCCCGCCTACCTCACGGCAGACGGGCTACTGAATTGGTGCTAGTTACTTCGCTTGCGCTTCGCTCCATAAGTGCCTAAACACAAATTTTGGAATTGCATTACCGTCATTGGTGAAGTAGTAACCGTTTTCAAGTGTTGAATGGTCGGGAATGGTGACTATCTGTCGCTTGCTAACACGCCCGCCATACCAATACCCAACGATGAACATATTGTGGTCGCTTGTCGTCTCCCATTGCCAACGGGATGCGCCGACATACCCCTTGTATCCAAGTTGTGTGCTCATCGTGCAACCTCAACAATGTCAATAGTGCCAACGATTATTTTTTTATCGTTACTGAATGACTGAGTGAACTTCAACGCTTGCTTGTAAGTGTCGAACCAATGCACCGCCATTGTGATTGCATTGAAGTCGTATATTGCGACTCGTGCTTGTGTTGGATATTCCATATCTATCTCCTATGTCTATTAGTTGCCTAGTAAGGCTTGCGCCTCGTACCTAGTTGGAATTGAATCCCACGCCATATGCGCTAGGTGACCAACCTAAGAGTTGGCTATTTGTATTTATCCCAAAATGGGTCACGGATTGCGTGCAACTCTTCTCCGCTCACTTCACTGAGTGCCTCTAATTCCTCGTCAGAGAAATCCTTTTCCCAATTCGTGATACTTCTCTGAGATTGTCCCATGAGTTTGATTACTATGGTTGTCCATTGTTGATCTAGCATTATCTATCCTTTTATGTCTAGTAGGTACTTGCGCACCCTCTTACTCCTATTGACGCATGACCGTGATGACTTTCACCATTTGGATTACGCCTAGTAGGTATAAGCGATTTGCCTATACCACCATTGAACCAAAGGGGTGTTACACGGTACGAGATAGTGACATCATGACATCATGACATCTCAGGTGTATTGCGCATCCGTTGTAACTACAACGCATCTCAGTCGGCTCTGCCCATTACTTCAGCGCACTCGACTGATCGGCGTTCGGTACGGCTGTGAACGCCAATCGGCGGTCGAGGAGCCCCGTGGATATTTGTTTGCCCGCATAAGCCCCGCGTGCAACTTCGCACGGCGGGACTCTCAGGTCGTTGCCGATGAATGGAAGCGTTTGGCACCGACAGCATCGGGGTTGCAACACTCGGGGTTAGAAACAGAACTGCCTCGTAGTTAGAACACGAGTGAAAGGTGTGGTGGGTGCGCCTCTTACCTTCTTCGCACTTGGGAGTTACGGTCTCCCACGCTTACAGTCGCCTTATCCGACTCCGCTACTGAGACGGCTAGTGCTGTCTCCACGAAATCTATACAAAGGTGCGACTACCACAGCCTCTTACGGTACAAGTATATATCACCCTGAGACGCACCACAAGCCCTTGTAAACACAAGAAGCCCCCACCCCAAAGGGTGAGGGCTTGCGTCTCGTGCGAGAGGATTAGAACCTAGTTGCGCACACTGGTCCGATACCCAACGCTATTGACTCAGGGTCAGTAAGTTCCGCACCACACGCACAACAGATACCAAACTCGTGACCTGCTTGTTGCGCCTCTGCGAGAGTCATGCGATTGTCTGCGGACAGACGGAATATCGCACCGCCCTCAAATACGAAACGCTCAGACTTGGTGAGTCCAAGAGGGTTGTAACGAGATGCGTACAAACGACCCTGCGTGGAACGCTTCACACGAAACGCCACACCATCTTTGACATACATGCCAATTTCGGTGACGGGGTTCGCCTGAACGACTCGTGCAGGACGGTTCATGCTCCGCTCAACTGCGTCCCACTGCTTGTCAGACAACCGACCAAGACGGTCGTACTGTGTCAGGACGCTCGTTAGGAACGCATTGCCAACTGCGTTGTCACGCATGTACTTGACTATGCGCTCCTCACGGTTGAGGGGTGGAAGAGAAACGGACGGGGATGTCGGGATTGACATATCTAACTCCTTTCAAGTTGATACACACAGAATATAACAAGGGTGTTACATAGTGGTGGATGGTCAGATAAATCTAAACGGATTAGCGAAACTCTCAAACACGGCACTTCAGAAATCTATATAAGCCACCGTTCAGTTTGGGGAAACGGTTGGATAAAACGATTAGCCAATTGGTTGGGAAAAACGCGATCGGCTTTGGTCGTTCGGTTGGTCAGCCCCGCGAACTTCGCGGTTACGCGGGACTAATAGCCTCAAAAAGGAGAAAAAACAACAAACCAATTGGCGAGGACCTGTTTGAACGTTCGAGGAGGACATGCATGAAAGAACAAAAAAGTCAAGTTTTTACGCGTTATGGGAAAAGCCAATTTTCGCCGATTTTTCTGGTTTTATAAAAGCCTTATGTTATAAGGGTTTTACGAGGTGTCTTTTTCTGACAAAAACCCGACCAAGCAACTGCCAACAAAAAACAGCAAAAAAGAAGAACTTTCTGCAAATCCGGATGCCAGGTCCCCAATTGGTCGCCAACAAAATCTTTGTAACTACACAGCAGTCCCGTTGGTGCCTGCAAAGAAACCCGTGCAACGGGGCTATTGACAACTTCAGGCATCTAAACCGTCGAATGACCTGACCCTGAAGAGCCGAGGACCTGCCGACTTCATCAAAAAGTTGAACTTTTGAAACACCAACCCAAACAACCATGTAACACCCCTTTGGTTTAATGATATGTATATAGCAACCCGCTATTTAAACTATTAGAAAAGAGACCCAATGGGCTACACCCACTACTACACAAGACCTGTCAATGACGCAGGTTCCGCACACATGTTCGGCAAGTTAGCACTAGACACAAAGTCAATTTGTGATTATGCGCAAGCGAACGGCATACCTTTAGCAAACGGTAACGCAGAAGCGGGAACTCAACCTGACTTCACGGAAGGTTACTTTTCTTTCAACGGCGTAAGCGATGAGAATGGCGACAATGGTCATGAGACTTTTCATTGGGCGGGTATTCCAACCCAATCTGAATGGCGCAAAGATGACCCTGAATACTTTGAGTTCTGCAAGACGGCATACAAACCCTACGATGCGGTAGTTACGGCGATACTCATTAGAGCGAAAGTAATCTACGGTTCATGCGTCTCTGTTTCATCTGACGGAAATTGGACTGAATGGCAGGCAGGGCGTGACCTGTACGAATCAGTATTTGGAGAGACCGCACCTAACCCGTTCTCATAATCCAAACACTTAACGGAGAGAGCCACCCTACGGGGTGGCTTTTCTGCGTCTGCGGTAACATCTCTCTATGAACAAGACAGAGATAGCCGAACTGCTGATGGAGAACTACTACTCGCTTGGTACAACGGGGGCACAAGCGATGGAAGCGATTTGGTCAGACATCGCCCAGGGGAACTTTACTCAAACCCTTCAAGATTGGGAGATAACTCAAAAGCAGTTGGTCGATGCGACGAACCTCGTAGCCGACCAACTCGTTGATGCTGAGCGACTCTTCACAGCCCCGCGTATCTACTAGCGCTTATATTTGGCGCGGGACTCAAAAGAGAGTTGGTGCATCGTCAAAAGCGTTCTTCGTGTCGGTGCATACTTTGTGTGCGTAGCCGAGTGGGGCTGAAGGATTTTTGGGTGTACCCGAGTACTTGCCATCTTTGTACTCTATCCAAGCGAGAATCTTCACCGAATAGGCGTGAGCGTAAATGTCTATTTCTGTGTTGCAGATTGAGCAGTTGAGTTTCACACGGAGATACTAGTTGCGCTTTGCGTCGGTGCGCAAACAACTTTGAGATTATCCTCTGCCAATGTTCGTAGTTCCGTGTGTGACCGCAAATCTAGAAGAAGGTTTATCATCTCTGAAGAAGATACGAGTTCACGACCCGATATGTTTTTTATTGCTGTGTCAATAACTTGTATGACTGTTGGCATTGTGTTTCTTTCTAGGTTTTATTGTAGATACATAGTTTAGTGCATATTTATAAATATGCTTACTCTCCGAGTTTCGCCCAATTCTCGTCACCAATGAGTTCTGATGCTTGGAGTATTGCTTCTTCTACATCAAAGTGAACACAATCCAACCAACCTTGGTCACCAACCGTGTCGTCATCTGCGTAGAGGTCAAACCATGCGTTGTTGTCAAACTCAATGCGTTCTTCTTGAAGTGCTTTCTGTAACTTTACATCTGTGTTGATGTCTGCTTCAACGAGACGGTCGCAGTATCGAATTACCTCAGGGTTGATGTTGTCAATCCGTGCTTCTTTACTTGCCCAAACACGCAGACGCATCTCGCCGTCACAATAGACGCTGATTTTTCTGTCTTTGTATGCGACTTGCGCTACGAGTTGGTGATTACCCCAAACATAGAACGCAGGGTCTTTACAGAACTCTCGTTCATGCGGTGTTTGTTCACGGGTGATGATTAGGTCTTGCATTAGGTCTCCTAGTTAGGTTTAGTGTTTATGTAGATAGTAACGCAGGGGTGTTGCGGAGTTATTCGTAGAAGGGTCTATCGAACTTCCCACGAGGATTGCGTTTGGAGAGTTGCCTCATACGCCACAACGAGTAAGCCATTGGGGTAAAGAACGTGGCTAAAAGTATAACCTTGATTGTCACTAAAAGTAAAATGACCTTCTTACGCATTGAGTCCTAACAGATTGAGTGCTTCGTCTATCTCTATTGTAGTACGAATTGACTTATCGTCTGCGTGTGCGACAGTAACAAAGTTCGCACCTGCGGAAGGGTCACTTGCCACTTCACAGATACCTGCATACGCTTGCGCAACTGCATCTAAATGGTTATCTGCTTCGTAGACCATCGACCAAGTGACTATATATTCCCTCATTACGCAACACTCGTCGTGTCTGCCGGTTCTGCGAACTCAACTTGCACTTCTTCTATTGGGTTGTTTGCAAAGTAACGGGTCAATGCCTCACGGTATGTGATGCGCCCTACTTCATCAACGCAACCAAGTACCAATCCATCTACTCCTGATTGAACAATGGAGTCTAGGTGTGCTTTCTGCTCAGGGGTTTCGGGGTCACCGAACTTGTAATCCTCAGTAGTCATTATTTTTTTTCTGCCTTTCGGTCTGCTTGTGGGTCTCGTACTTCGTACTGACGACCTTCTCTTTTTACGAAGATGTCAGGTCGGTCTGTAACTATCTTTCGTGCTGTTGCGTCAGAGATTTCACCAATCTCCGCAAGTTGCTTGATTGTCACTAGTTCGTAGACATTTTCTTTTGCCCACGACATGATGTCATTCTTGCCGTCTTGCGGTGTACGCCAACCTTCACTTGGTTTTGCTGATGCAATCAATTCCGCTGTGATTTTTGCTGGAATCATTCTGCGTACCCGTGATGGAACATATGCAATCCACGCAGGTGTGCCGTATGTTTCTACCGCTTCGGTTACTTCCCGAATTGCGTTTTCTAGTTCAGTTGTTTTTACTTCCATAGTTTCAATAGTACTTGATGGGTGTAACACGGTTATGGTTTCCATTAGAAAGGTTCACCTTTTCGTAATATGTCGGGTACTACCAATGACGATTGGGTCATTTGGATTTCACCTAATGCTGTGTAGAGGAGTTCGTTCAGTTTTGTGATGACTGTTTTATACACACCGCTCTGATTGTCGGTGTTGCAAGACTCTCGCTCTTGGTGTAGTAGGTCTATTGCATAATTTATTTGCTTGTCTATGCGACCAAGACTTGCCGCTTCATTATCGCATCTGTCTGCGAAACTTGTTTGTTCTGTTGCGTTCATTAGTTTTGTTAGTCCCCCTTTCAAAGGTTCTGTATTTATCTTACAGTACTATTATATATGTTGTCAAGTCAAATCACAACCTGCCCCACAAACAGGCGTTTGCTGCAAGTCCCAAAAAACTTTGTATCCGCCACCGTTCAACTTGGGGAAATATATAATCCCTCCCCGTCGGCTGACCGCCTGCTGACCCCTCCTCGCACTAGCCCCGCATCAGAAAAATGCAGAAAATCCCCGCGGGACTGAAAAATACTTGCAATTGGCTGTCAACTCAGATAAACTAAAAACAAATAAACTAGAAAGGTCCTCGGTGACTAAGCAAAAAGAATTAGAAATATTGCAAGAAATAAGCAATTATTGGGTTTCGTACCGCAAAAACAATCAAATTGAGAAGAACTCCTGCATTTTGGGGTCAAACTTTGCGCACTCGATTCTCAGCAGACTCGACATTCGACACGAAGTTCTTCCTGTCGGGACTACCGTATTCAACAGACGAGGTTGGGAACTCTTCGGAGTCCCCGCAAACCTTTTACCCGATGAAGCGTGGCAAGTCCATTGTTCCAGCGCATCACCCGGACCCGGTTTTGGCGGACATATTATTATTCAGACCGAGAACTTCTTCTTTGACCCAACCGCACTTCAGTTTTCCCGACCCCAACACGAGATTCTTCTTGGGGAAACTTTGATAGTCCCGTTAGAGAAACGCACATTTGTTGAGCGGGGCTCTACACCTCACCCGATACATGTGATGTACCGAACCAACGGGTTTTGGACATTCCCGATTGGGTCAGGTTTATATTCGTACTTTTTGGAGAAGTGGAACACCATCTATCGCAAGTCCCCCGATTGGCGAGTCCCCCCACAAGCGTTAGGGATACCTAGCATTATTGAAGAGATGCGTAAGGGTATTTGACTTTGTAACACCCCTACCATATAATGGTAATAGTAAATAGACCTACCTAACTAAGGAGAAACAAAGTGAGCAATCACCCAACATACATAGTCTTGGCACACTTACCCAAAGACCAAAAAGACCCAATTTTCAAGGGCGACTTTAGACTGCACCCTACTGAGTGGCAAATATTTGACGGAGCACTTGGCGAGCGTCAAGCGAAGGCGAAGGCAGAGATGTATAAAAAGTATTTCATAGAAGTACAAGTACGAACCGTAAGTGTTCAGGTCAAATAATGAATAACAGAAACTACCAATCTCGTAGAAGTGCACTAATCGTCACGGCGGTAGGCATATCCGTATTCGCATTTGGTTACATAGTCGGTCACGGCAATGCAAAAGATGCGGAGTTTCATTGTACCGAAGCACCCATAGTCGTGAGCAACGGCGACACTATCTATGACCTAGCACGAGCGAACTGCACGGGTAACTTTATAAGTGTTGTTGATGAAGTAGTTAGGGTCTACGGAAGTGACCTTGACATTGGTGACAAACTCTACCTACCGAAGAACAACGACTGCGCACTAAGAATGACTGACGGCGGAGAAGTATTTGAGAACTGTAAATAACATGAGCGAACAACTACCAACTTTCGGCGAGTGGTGCGATATGCACTCATTCAACCCTGACAACGATGACAACTTTAGTCTCTACCTAGTGTGGGTAGAGCGTGAACGGAGAAACTAATGAGCAACACCGAAATGACCCTAGAACAACTTTGCGAAACAGTAAGCGAACTAGACCGACTGATACAACTATTGGCGGAGCGACTAGGAGCAACAGTTGTCACCGAACCAATACAATACGAAGATAAATAAACTAATAAAGGCTAAACTTACCTAGTGTCAGATAAACACCTGTTCCTAGCCGACGACCATTTAGTCGCCACCTCACCATACGACCGAGAAGAAGTTGAACAAATAAAAGCCATCAACGGTGCAAAGTGGGACAAAGTTGCAAAAGCGTGGCGTATCCCAATGTCTTCAGTTGTTGAAGCGCGGGACTTCGGAGAACGACACGGGTTTATCATCGATTCGCAGGTTTTGACCTTCGACCTTCCTCAGAAACTGAACCCAACCTTCGGGGTCACCCTAGAAAAAGAGTTCATTTACATGTCTTTCGCTTACGACCCTGTAAAAGTCAAGGCAGTCAAGGCAATTCCGAGCGTAACTTGGCATGCAAAAACAATGGCTTGGCGAGCACCGATAAGTTCCTTGACCGAATGCATTGAATGGGCGGAAAAGTTCAACCAACCAATCCCGGCGGACCTAAACCAGTTGGCATCAAAACTGAAGAAAACACATGACGAATCTGTGATGCAGTCCCGTTCCGTTGATGCGGACATAGAAGTCGCGGGACTCCCACTTCTTCCGTACCAGAGAGCCGGGGTCAAATACGCATCCCAAGCAAAAAGATGCTTTATTGCTGACGACATGGGGTTGGGGAAAACTTTACAAGCGATTGCAACATTGGAACATACGAAAAACTCGTACCCTGCTGTTGTTGTTTGCCCGCCGAACTTGGTTCTGAATTGGCAAAAAGAATACGAGAAGTGGTTGCCCGAAAGGAAAGTGGTCACTGTTTCTGACCGAAAGACATTTCCCGAACACAAGGACTTTGATGTCCTCGTTATTGGATATTCCAACATAAACCATTGGCAAAAACAAATCAAAGACTTCAGGTCGTTCGTGTTCGACGAGTCGCATTACATCAAGTCACCAACCTCCCAACGCACCAAAGCAGCCATCAAGATTGCCCGAACAGCCCCGCGAGAAGGAATTGTTCTCTGCTTGACGGGGACTCCAGTGACCAACCGACCAGCAGAATACGCCAGCCAACTGGATGTGTTGGGGAAGTTGAACGCTTTCGGCGGACTTTGGGGTTTCTACCGACGGTATTGCGGTGCTTTTCGTGACAGATTTGGTCAATGGAACATCAGCGGGAACTCAAACCTTGACGAACTCAACGAAAAACTACGGGGAAATTGCTACATTCGCAGAACCAAAGATCAGGTCCTAAAAGATTTACCTCCAGTGAGGCACGCAAACGTCATTGTTTCTGGTAGCCCCGCGCAGATGGCTGAGTACCGCAAAGCAGAGCGGGACATCGTGGAGTATTTGGTGGAAAGAGCCAAGCAGATTGCGTTGGAGTTGGGAACTTCTCCCGGCTCAGCAGCGGTCGTCGCCCGAATTAAAGCCGAAGCAAATGAACATTTAGTTCGTATTTCTGTCCTCAGGCGGTTGGCGGCTAAAGCAAAAATGGATGCGGTTGTTGAATTCATTGAAAACCACAAAGAAGCAGGGTTGAAAGTTGTTGTTGCCGCGCATCACCGAGAGATTGTAGATGAATTAGCCAACAAGTTCGGCGGACTGAAGATTCAGGGCGGGATGCTCGTCGAGGAAGTGGAAGCGGCGAAGTCCCGTTTCCAAGAAGAGTCGACCGAAGACGCACCCGTGATTGTTTTATCGATTCAAGCCGCCAAGACTGGGCACACTTTAACTGCATCTCAGGATGTTTTGTTTGTCGAACTCCCGTGGACACCTGCCGATGTTGACCAAACTTATAGTCGGTGCCATCGTTTGGGGCAAAAAGGTTCGGTAACCGCAACGTATTTGCTTTGCGAAGGAACTGTCGATGAGGAAATTTACAGCCTGATTTCACGCAAGAGGGGAGTCGTGAACGCGGCGACTGATGGCGGGACTGTTGGAAAGCGGGAAGATTCTGTCGGGCAGATGCTGGTCGGCTTATTCACCGAACGCGGTCTGAATAAAATATAGACCCCCAAACGAGGTCGTAAAACCCTTATTCTGTAAGGCGTTAATCCGAAGTTTGCTGTCTGTCTATGTTATTTGATATACTAGACATACAAGATTACTTGACATAGACGGGCACAAGAGACCCGAACCCTATCCCCAACCTGAAGGACAACATCTTGATAACCAAAAAAGCAACTGCTTTATTTTGCATTTTTTCACTCATCTTTTTCTCGGCGGTCGAAGCAAAAACTCTAACAAAAACAGGGGTAATCGCATCAGTCCCGCTAGTGAGTTCGGAAGACCAAAACGAAGAGATTCCTCCCGCCCTCGACCCAACCGACATGCTGTCGGTGTTTGCGAACGGGAGTGAAACGGTTGCCGGGGCGTCAGTAACGCCAAAAAGCGGTGACGCATCAGCCTCGTTAGCAAGGTCATCTCTTACGAAAACAGATAAAGCCAAAGCGACCATAGAGTTTTGGGAAAAACTTGCAGTGTGTGAGACGAACAGCAATTGGCAGGACACGGGTCAATGGGCAGGTGGCTTGGGTATCTACACCAAAGGAAAGTTCCGTGATTCCAACATGGGTACTTGGGAGCGTTTCGGAGGCGAGGAGTTTGCCTCATCTCCCAACAAAGCGACCAAAGAACAACAGATAATCGTTGCTAACCGTATTTCAGTAGAAGGTTGGAAAACAACCATCACCCGTGACGCAGACAAAGCAAAGCGCATGGGTGTCCCACAGGTGTACGAGTGGGATCAGGAGCCAGTTGGCTTTGGTGGTTGGGGTTGCTACAAGTCCAAATCAACGGGTAAGTACAGAATGGATAAGCCTCGTCTTTATTATCACGACAAACCACATTTGGTTCCCCTTGTTGAGTTCAACTTTGACGAGCGAGGAATAATCGTGGAAGACCTGCAAACCTACCTTCGCATCACCGTAGATGGGCATTATGGAGTTAAAACCATGGAGGCTCATGTTAAATGGCTGAACAATAAGGGTTTTCCCAACAAAGGGGTGTCAGTAACTGAAGGGGCATCAACAATCGTTTTCAAGCACGGGGACATCAGTTGGCTCCCCGTATTGGCGACCAAAGCAGGTTGGGAACCAGAACATTTCAAAAAACTAGGACAAATCATCCTCCGAGAATCAGGCGGATGCCCAAACCGCATTGGAAGTTCCATCGTTGACGCAAACTGCAACATTACGGGCTACACCAAAGCGACCAATAAGTCCGACTCGGGACTAATGCAAATCAACGGCGTCAATTGGAACCCGAAGCGAAACAAGAATGCAGTTGCGTGCGTCGCGATGAAGATATGCACGCAAGCCCCGCTATTGGATGCTGTGACCAACCTGAAGGTCGGGAAACTGCTGTTTGACCGTTCCAACGGTTGGGGACCCTGGAATGTTTGCAATTGGAACCCCTCGGCAAAGGGTTGCAAAAAGAAGAATTAGTTACCAAATCAGGTTGACAAACCAGGGCTCCTCATATAAACTGTGGTGTATAAACTAAACAGGAACCATGGAGGTACCAAATGGTAGCGAATATAGAAGTAAACAAAGATGGAACAGCGAGGTTCGCATACGCAGGTGCGCAAACCCCGTGGCACCGACTAGGCAAATCTATGCAGGGTCTTCAAACTATTGACGCAATGTTGGAAGCATCCCAAGCGGACTACCAAGTACTACTCACCAAAATCGCAGTAGTAGACGATGAAGGCAACCTTGTCCGCAACCCTGACGGTTCACCCGTAATCGTTGAAGACAATAAAGCAACGGTAAGACTAAACGATGACGGTTCGTTCTTACCTCTAGCAACTGTAGGAAATCGTTACGATGTCCGTCAGAACCGAGAAGTACTTGAGCGTGCGATGGCGGTCGTAGGTGCATCTAAGGGCGACGCAGTTATTGATACTTGTGGTGTCCTTAAAGGCGGTGCACGATTCTTCGCAGGCATTGACCTTGGAACTCTCGTCATTGACCCAACAGGCGTGAACGACAAGATTGCACGGTACTTGGTTGTATCCCACGGACATGACGGTTTCTGGCCGATTCGGTACGCAAATACCGATGTTCGGGCAGTATGTCAAAACACCGTAATCATGGGAATTAAGAACGCAGAGCGACTGTTCACAGCACGACACACCCGTAACGCAGACGAATACCTGAACACAGCACAAGAAGCATTGCAAATCTCCACTGAGTGGGCAAAGAACTTCAAAATCATGGCAGAACAGATGTTGGCGATTCCTGTACCACAGGCATCACAGCGGATAGACAAAGTCATTAATACTGTGTTCCCTGTCAAGGCAACGGAATCCGATACTCAGCGACGCAACCGTGAAGACATCACAGGAACAATTCGTTCACTGTACTCATCACAGAAAAACGCAGGTGGTTACGGTTTCAACGGTTGGAGTATTTACAACTCTGTCGTTGAGTATCTTGACCATCACCGCAAGGGTGACGCAAGCGACCGTGCATTGGCAACCATTGAAGAACACTCATGGGTGAACAAAGCAAAAATCACCGCACAGCACGCAGTTCTACAACTCGTCTAAACAATTTCCTTAGTTAGGGAGAAAGTACCACCATCTGAG